GGTACCTCACCGTCCAGAACTACGGATCGAAGCCGATCTGGGTGGCGATCGACGCGACCTCGACCGCGGCTTCGACGTCGGACATCATCGTCACGGCCTGCGAATACGTGCGCTCGAAGAGCTTCACGTTTGGCGACAGTTTCTCGTTCGCGTCGAGCCTGACAGTCAAGACCACCTCGACGTCAGATGTGCCGCAGTTCTCGATCTATGCGAGCGACGGCAGTATGACCAATCCCTAATCGGTGATGCCTGATGATTTCGGTCTGCACCTCAGCGACGAGCACAGACGGCGCGTTAACCACCACGGCCGCGCTGCGGTTGTTGCTTGGCGAAGCGGCGTCAACGTCGGTCAATGAGACGTACTACCAATCCTTGATCGTGCGGGCTTCGCGTTGGCTCGAACAGCAACTCGGGTATCCCTGTCTCGCGCAGACCTATCTGGAGACCGTCCCAGCCTACGGCAGCCAGACGTTGATGTTGAGCCGGACACCGATTCGGACGGTACTGCGGTTCTTCGACTCGACCTCGACGGGCACGGCTACGGAGTACTGCTCGACCCACTATCGAATCGAAGACGCCGACGCGGGCCTCCTGAGTCGTGATGCGGGGTGGGCGTGGACAGCAGGCGACCGCTACGTGCTCGGCCGAACCATCGTGGCGAATAGCGAGACCAAGCCCTGGATGGCCGAATACATCGCGGGCTGGTGGACGCCGGCCGTGTCCACGTGCGCGAACTGGAGCACGGAAGGCGTCATCGCGAATGCGACCTCGACGGTTCGAGACTTTCCCGAAGATCTGGAGATGGCGGTGCTGCTCAAGTCGGCAGAGTGGGCGCGCACGGCGGCCTCGGCTGGGGTGTCGGCTGAGAGGGTGGGCGATCTGAGCCGGACGTATGCGCGAGGCAGTAATGTGCGGTCGGAAGCGGACGACCTGATCGCGCCGTATCGGAGGATGGCGTAAATGGACGCGATCGGTACCTTCGTCCACTTGATGCCTGACACGGTCGGGTATGCCGTGATGTGCTCGACAGGCGACATCTACGGCGACGTGGGCTATGCCACGGCGACGAATTACCGGGCGCGTGTCGTGGGGCAGCAGAAGTTGATTCGGTCGTTTGCGGGAGAGGAAGTCTTGAGTCAGCACACGGTCTATCTCAACGCGGCGATTGTGGCGCAGCCGACCGACCAGGTCACGTTATCGACGGCACTGGTCGAGTCCACGCAGGCCACAGCGATTCATCCGCCAATCCTGGGCACGCGCCGGGTGCCGGACGCCAGCGGGACGCATCATTGCGTGCTGTATCTCGGATAGCGACATGGCAGATTCCTCACTGACATTGGTCTTAGAAGGGGCGGCCGAGGTTGAGGCCAAGATCGGCAAGGCGTTGCGGGCGTTGTCGGGCAGGGCCGAGGCCGGGCTGTATCAGGTCGCCGAGCAGGAGATGACCGAGAGCAAGAAGCGCGTTCCGGTGGACTTGGGAAACCTGAAGAACTCTGGACACGTCACGCTGCCGACGAGAGACATCAACGGAATATCAGCGACGATGGGATTCGGCGGGCCGGCCGGGGCTGGCAACCATGGTGGAGTGTCAAACAAAGACGACGTAGGCTACGCCATTGTCGTGCATGAAGATCTCGAAGCGTTCCATAAGGTGGGCGAAGCGAAGTTTCTCGAATCCGTTCTCCGAGAATCCGCACCGTATTTACTGGAACGCATTGCGAAACGGATCACGCTCTGATGTTGCTCGACGATCTCTGCGATCGGTTGTCAACGGGAAGCATCGGGCTGACGAGCGGGACGAATCTGTTTGCCGGTGCCTTACCGGACCAGCCCGATACGGCCGCGGCGATCTATGAAACCGGCGGGTTCTTCCCGGTGCATACGATGGCCAGTGGACCAGGGCAGGCCGTGGCCGAGCGACCTCGGGTGCAGATTGTGACGCGGGCGTTGACGTATCGGAGTGCTCGGCAACTGATGCAAAACGTGTTCAACACGCTGGACGGGTTGAGCGCAGTCACCATCAACAGCACGCGGTATCTGCACGTGTCGGCGGTTTCGAGTCCTGCGGCGATGGGACAGGACGAGGCGGGCCGACCACGATGCGTGGTGAATTTCGACATCGTCAAGTCCGTGAGCACGAGCACGAGCACGTAGAGAAGGGATCATCCCATGAGTGTAGTCTTTACCTGCGCGCATTGCCTCATCGATGGCTATGACTTCTCGGGCCAGTTCACCGAACTTCTGGTCAACCGCAGCAGCGAATCGTTGGATCTGTCGGCGATGGGCAGTGGCACGCGGAAGCATAAGGGTGGCGCGAAGGATGCGTCGATCGCCGGCAAGGGCCATCTGAATCTGGGGTCGAGCCTGCTCGATCCGGTGCTCTTTAGCGGAATGGGACTCGACGCCACGCTCGTGACAGCGTTTGTCAACGGGATCCCGGCGGTGGCGTGCTCGACGACCGGCGGGTACGGATTATCCGGCGTCAGCGTGAAGTATCCGCTCGGGGCCAGTTACGGGGCGCTCTTGCCGTTTGATTTCGAGGCCCAGTCGCAGAGCGATCTGGTCCATGCGGTCGTCTTAGACAACGCGCTGTCGACCGCGTGGAGCACGGACGCGAATACGGGCACGGCGATTCCGCTGTCCACGACGGGCATGTCGACCGACGAATCTCTCTATGGAGGATTCCATATCACGGCGTTGTCGACGGCACTCAACAGCGCCGGGGTGTCGGCCATCATCGAAGCGGCCTCGTCGAGCGGGTTTGGGGCGAGCGATACCCGGATCACGTTTTCGGCGAAGACATGCAAGGGCGGGCAGTGGGCGACGCCGATTCCGTCGAGCGCGCTCAGCACAGACCAGCCCTACGTGCGAACGGTGGTAACGGTCGCCACCGGAACATCAAGCGGAAACGCCGCCAACGGATTGATCTGGGTGGGGCAGCAAGCGTAACACGAAGGAGTTGACATGGCCTCTGAGACTGTTCTGTCTAACGCAAAATTCGAGATCAACGGAAACGATCTCTCGGCCTTTACGCAGGAGATCACGCTGAATCGGAACTCGGAGAGTCAAGACGTCTCCGTGATGGGCACCACCACGAGGAAGCACAAGGGCGGCGTCAAGGATTGGAGCATCGACGTCAAGCTCCTGTACGACTGCTCGACTGGCGGCCCGGAAGCGATCTTGTGGGCGCTCGAGGGCGTCACGGCCTGCGTGGAGTATCGCCCGATCAACGCCTGCACGACCGAGTCACGGCCGCAGTACTGGGGCGTCGGGACGGTGTTCAACGGGCCGATCGGCGGGGCGTATGGCGTCATGCTGCCGTTTACCGTCCGCATCGAGGCGTACGGCGATCTGACCCGCGCCACCGCGAGCTAGACGCGATGCGGATTTCGGGATCTGGAGGACGAGTGCGTGTGGGCTATCAGGCCGCGGCTTCGGTCGGGGCGTGGACACTCACGCGAACTCAGACAACACCTGAGCCGGAGTATGACGCGGTGTTGCAGCTTGACGCGATCGATGCGTTCTGGGTGCAGCAGCGCCCGATGGACCTCGATCTGCACATCGGACAGCGGATCTGGACGTGGTCACAGGTTGATCCGTCTCTCGACGCCGAGTCACTGGCGGTCACGCTCACGGGCGGGCCGTCCATTCACTGAGGAGCGAGTATGAGCCGGACGTGTTTTGTGGTGCCAGACAGCACGGTTCTGCCGTTGTTCGATGACGGGGAATACTGGATTCGCGTCAAGAAACAACTCAATGCCGGGGAGCATCGACAGCTCGCGCAGGGCGCGTTCACGCGGGTGAGCCAGACCGGATCGCCGGAGTCGCCGTCGATTGCGTTCGACCTCAACGTCGAGGCGGGCGCGTTTGGCAAAATCCTGCTCTATCTGCTGGATTGGAATCTCGCCGATGCAACCGGAAAAACCGTCAGCATCGACACGCCGAAGGCGAAGCACGACGCGGTGCGGGCGCTCGACGAGGAGATGTATCGCGAGATCGAGCGTGTCATCGATATCCATGTCGAGGCGATCGCACAGGAAAAAAAAGCGCCGCGTGGGTTGTCGACATCCGACACCACCTGATCCTCGCGAAATGGCTGGGGGTGTCCTGGGCGGATGAACAGGCCATGCCCGAAGACGTGCTCGAGATTGCCGTCGATCTGTTCCGCGAGGAACAACGCGAGATCGAAAACGCCACCCGTCGCCGATCGTGAGGAATTATGGCCTTGTCCGTCGGTGAACTCGAAGCCACGCTCAAGCTCAAAGACGAACTGACCGCGAAGCTGAAGAACGTCAACGCCAGCCTGACGGGAACCGGCACGGCGGCCACGAAGGCCGGAGCGGTATCG